CAAATTTTGTACCAGCAGATTACCAGCAAATTACCACATCAAAGTCAGCAATACCAATGCCTGTAAGAAATACTGTACCAGCAGATTACCAGCAAATTACCACAGATAAAGAATATAATAATATTATCTCTAATACTGACGTATTAGAGAGTGCCACAGCAGACAAAAAGTCTGACAAGAAAAAACCTCCCGTCAGCTGTCAGGATGTTGTCGATGCTTACCACGAAATCCTTCCTGAAGCGCCAAGAATCCGCGCACTGAATGACAAGCGTAAAAACCAGATCCGAACGTTCTGGCGCAAAGCCGGAGTGATAACCCGCCAGCTTGACGGGCATGGGTTCACGATGCAGGACTGGAGAAATTATTTGAGCTACGTAGGCGAAAATTGCCGATGGATGTTCGAAGAGCGTCCAAACCATCAACGCGGAACCGTCTGGCACAAAAAGGGATTTGATTTCCTGCTTAACGATAATACCTACCTGAAAGTTCGTGAGGGTGAACACGATGACCGATAATTTTTATGCGCCGCCCAATAGCATCGAGGCAGAGCAGGCGGTGATTGGTGGATTGCTTCTGGATGATGACAGCAGTGAGCGCGTCCGGAAAGTTCTGGCGATGCTGAAGCCTGATTCATTTTACAGCCGACCACACAAAATCCTTTTCGAAGAAATAACCAGAATGCACCGGGAGCAAAAGCCAGTAGATGGCCTGACGCTTTTCGATGAACTGGAGCGCAAATCGTTAACGGCGTCTGTTGGCGGTTTTGCTTATATCGCTGAGATCGCAAAGAACACGCCAAGCGCAGCAAACATCGTTGCCTATGCAATGCAGGTTCGTGAAACCGCAATGGAACGCTACGCCATCAACCGCATGACTGAAGCTACGGAATTGCTCTATTCCCGCAACGGAATGACTGCAACGCAGAAGTACGAAGCTATTCAGGCGATTTTCACGCAACTGACAGACCATGCAAACACCGGATCGCGTCGCGGCCTTCGCTCATTTGGTGAGGTCATGGAAGACTGGGTTAGCGACCTTGAGAAGCGATTTGACCCGTCAGGCGAACAACGAGGAATGAGCACAGGGATCCCATCGCTGGACAGGATGCTGTCACCGAAAGGTCTGGTGAAAGGCTCTCTGTTTGTCATTGGCGCTCGCCCTAAGATGGGGAAAACGACGCTATACAGCCAGATGGCAATCAACTGCGCAGTGCATGAGAAAAAGCCCGCTCTGATGTTCAGCCTTGAAATGCCCGGTGACCAGATACTGGAAAAACTGGTAGGACAGAAGTCAGGTGTTAACCCGAATATTTTTTACCTTCCGGCGACAAATGACGCTGATGACGGCTATCAGGGTGATTACGATGGTGACTTCAACAGGGCGATCGAAACAGCTAATCGCTTGAGTGAAATCGACATGCTTTACATCGACGACACGCCGGGATTATCTCTGGCTCAAATCGTCAGCGAAAGCCGTCGAATCAAGCGAGAAAAAGGATGTGTTGGCATGATTCTGGTCGATTACCTGACACTAATGACCGCTGAGAAGGCCGATCGCAACGACCTTGCTTACGGCATGATCACCAAAGGACTGAAGAACCTTGCCAAAGAGCTTGATTGCGTTGTTGTGCTTCTGACGCAGCTTAACCGCGCACTGGAAAGCCGAACCAATAAACGCCCATTACCAAGTGACTCACGAGATACAGGGCAGATTGAACAGGATTGCGATTATTGGGTTGGGATCCATCGGGAAGGTGCTTTTGATGACAGCGTTCCTCCTGGTGAAACCGAACTAATCCTTCGCCTCAATCGTCATGGCAATACCGGCACGGTGTATTGCATTCAGGCAAATGGCGCTATTTATGACACAGACCAACAGTCTGCTGAAATGCGCCGCCGTGAACGCGAGGAACCGCAGTCCAAGAAGAAAGGAGGATTCTGATGACCATCTACATCACTGAGCTAATAACAGGCCTGCTGGTAATCGCAGGCCTTTTTATTTGGGGGAGAGTAAATCGTGGCTGAGTTTATGCTCGTCGCACTCAAATGCGTTGGCGTTGGATGGATTCTTCTGACGTTTTTTATTGTTCTGCATAGCTACATTCGTCTTGTGAATGACGGTAAAGACCCATGGTATACGTTGTTTGGCGCTGCATTTGTCTGGGTGATTATCGGTGTTATGCCTGTCGCTGTAGCAAAAATGGCGTGGCGTTTTGTTAGTTGAGGTAACGATGAAGCAAATATACATGCTTCGCAACGAAGCAATCAGAAACAACGCCATAGACGCAATACTCTCACTTCCGATCGACGACAAGTCACCTCACGAAGTCCACATTAAAGAACCAAAGCGGAGCAATCCTCAAAACCGCCTTATGTGGGCGTTATTGCAGGACGTATCGCGTCAGGTGCTCTGGCATGGAGAGAGACTTGCGCCGGAGGACTGGAAAGATCTGTTCACTGCCCTGTGGCTTAAGACCAAAAAACTGGAGCAACGAAGTGCGCCTGGTATCGACGGTGGCGTTGTTATGCTTGGCGTGCGTACCAGCAAAATGCGAAAGGCCAGCATGACTGAGCTTATCGAAATCATGTTCTGGTTCGGCTCAGAGCGCAACGTGCGGTGGAGTGATGACTCCCGGCGAGAGTATGAATGGTCACAACGAAAAGGGAAGGCTGCATGACTATCAAATCAAATACGCCAGCACACGACAAGGACTGCTGGCAAACGCCGCTTTGGCTTTTTGATGCACTGGATATTGAGTTTGGATTCTGGCTGGATTCGGCAGCGAGCGACAAAAATGCTCTGTGCGCTCACTGGCTAACTGAGGCTGACGACGCGCTCAATTCTGAGTGGATAAGCCACGGTGCAATCTGGAATAACCTACCGTACAGCAATATCAGGCCGTGGGTGGAAAAAGCCGCTGAGCAGTGCATACAACAGCGACAGACGGTAGTTATGCTTGTGCCAGAGGATATGTCAGTCGGATGGTTCAGCAAGGCTCTGGAGAGTGTCGACGAAGTTCGTATTATCACTGATGGACGGATTAATTTTATCGAACCATCGACAGGGCTGGAGAAGAAGGGAAACAGCAAAGGTTCCATGCTGCTGATTTGGCGACCGTTCATCAGTCCTCGACGGATGTTTACTACCGTATCCAAAGCGGCATTGATGGCGATCGGGCAGGGCGTCAGGAGGGCGGCATGAGGCGACAGCGACGAAGTATCACCGACATAATCTGCGAAAACTGCAAATACCTTCCAACGAAACGCTCCAGAAATAAACGCAAGCCAATCCCAAAAGAATCTGACGTAAAAACCTTCAACTACACGGCTCACCTGTGGGATATCCGGTGGCTAAGACATCGTGCGAGGAATACAAGGTGATTGACCCAAATCGAAGTTACGAACAAGAAAGCGTCGAGCGGGCTTTAACGTGCGCTAACTGCGGTCAGAAGCTGCATGTGCTGGAAGTTCACGTGTGTGAGCACTGCTGTGCAGAGCTGATGAGCGATTCGAATAGCTCGATGCACGAGGAAGAAGATGATGGCTAAACCAGCGCGAAGACGATGTAAAAACGATGAATGTCGGGAATGGTTTCACCCTGCATTCGCTAATCAGTGGTGGTGCTCTCCAGAGTGTGGAACCAAGATAGCACTCGAACGACGAAGTAAAGAACGCGAAAAAGCGGAAAAAGCAGCAGAGAAGAAACGGCGACGAGAGGAGCAGAAACAGAAAGATAAACTTAAGATTCGAAAACTCGCCTTAAAGCCCCGCAGTTACTGGATTAAACAAGCCCAACAAGCCGTAAACGCCTTCATCAGAGAAAGAGACCGCGACTTACCATGTATCTCGTGCGGGACGCTCACGTCTGCTCAGTGGGATGCCGGGCATTACCGGACAACTGCTGCGGCACCTCAACTCCGATTTGATGAACGCAATATTCACAAGCAATGCGTGGTGTGCAACCAGCACAAAAGCGGAAATCTCGTTCCGTATCGCGTCGAACTGATTAACCGCATCGGGCAGGAAACAGTAGACGAAATCGAATCAAACCATAACCGCCATCGCTGGACTGTCGAAGAGTGCAGGACCATCAAGGCGGAGTATCAACAGAAACTTAAAAAACTGCGAAACAGCAGAAGTGAGGCTGCATGAATATCTACGAAAGAATTGATGGCAGCAAATACCGAAATATTTGGGTAGTTGGCGATCTGCACGGATGCTACACGAACCTGATGAAAAAACTGGAGACAATTGGATTCGACACCAAAAAAGACCTGCTTATCTCGGTTGGCGATTTGGTTGATCGCGGTATAGAGAACGTCGAATGCCTGGAATTAATCACATTCCCCTGGTTCAGAGCTGTACGTGGAAACCATGAGCAAATGATGATTGATGGCTTATCAGAGCGCGGAAACGTCAATCACTGGCTGCTTAATGGCGGTGGCTGGTTCTTCAATCTCGATTACGACAAAGAGATTCTGGCTAAAGCTCTTGCCCATAAAGCAGATGAACTTCCGTTAATTATCGAACTGGTGAGCAAAGGTAAAAAATATGTCATTTGCCACGCCGATTATCCTTGTGATGAATACGAGTTTGGAAAGCCAGTTGATCATCAGCAGGTAATCTGGAACCGCGAACGAATCGGCAACTCACAAGACGGGATCGTGAAAGAAATCAAAGGCGCGGACACGTTCATCTTTGGTCATACGCCAGCAGTGAAACCACTCAAATTTGCCAACCAGATGTATATCGATACCGGCGCAGTGTTCTGCGGAAACCTCACATTGATTCAGGTACAGGGAGAAGGCGCGTGGGCATAAGAGAACTAAACCTCACCAAAGAACAGCATGAGTGGCTGAATGGCTGGCTTGAACTGTGGGGCGCATGGGTTTATTCAGGTCGTCTGGAAAAGCGCATGAGCAGCGTAATAGCGAAGTTCATGGAGAGCGTAGAGCCGGGAAGAGTTATGACAAGGCCAATGTGTAATGATGATGATGGAATGTTGATTTCTCAGGTCGTCGATTCCGTCATGTACATTGACAAGAAAGCCTTTGGCATCCTCCTAAGCTACTACGCTCATGGTTCATCTAAGCGAGCAATTGCATCCTACTATCACGCGACTGCAAAGCCACGCAAGATGTGTGGACGTGGTGGCGAGGGATGGAGAAAACCTTCACTGGCAACCTGTAGAAACGAAATTGACGACATCCTGAAAGCGTCATTATTTGTTTTATACCAGCCAATGCAAAATGCTTTTAAAATGCGTAAACGTGTTGAGAAAGTTAAGCATGTTGCTGTTAAAAGCCTTGACATGCAATTATCCATTTAGCCATAATTAGAAGGTAAGCTGCCATTAGTGACTCTTAAGTTGCAACGGTGGCTTTTTTTATTTGGGTCAGTCGTATAAAGGTCATTACGGAAGGCTGTTAACCTTCTTATCGTGGTTCGAGTCCACGCTGTCCCGCCAAACATGCTGTTTTAGCTCCAATGGTAGAGCGGTCGCCTTGTAAGCGAATGGGTAGCGGTTCAAGTCCGTTAAACAGCACCATAACTGAGCCGTAGCCACTGGCTATCCTGAATTCATCAGTGATAGTTACGCTGCGGCCTTCTACACATGATCTTCGTGAAAGCGGGTGGCAGGAGGTCGCGCTAACAGCCTCCTGCCGTTTTGCCCGTGCATATCGGTCACGAACAAATCTGATTACTAAACACAGTAGCCTGGATTTGTTCTATCAGTAATCGACCTTATTCCTAAATAAATAGAGCAAATCCCCTTATTGGGGCTAAGACATGAAGATGCCAGAAAAACATGACCTGTTAGCCGCCATTCTCGCGGCAAAGGAACAAGGCATCGGGGCAATCCTTGCGTTTGCAATGGCGTACCTTCGCGGCAGATATAATGGCGGTGCGTTTACAAAAACAGTAATCGACGCAACGATGTGCGCCATTATCGCCTGGTTCATTCGTGACCTTCTCGACTTCGCCGGACTAAGTAGCAATCTCGCTTATATAACGAGCGTGTTCATCGGCTACATCGGTACTGACTCGATTGGTTCGCTTATCAAACGCTTCGCTGCTAAAAAAGCCGGAGTAGAAGATGGTGGAAATCAATAATCAACGTAAGGCGTTCCTCGATATGCTGGCGTGGTCAGAGGGAACTGATAACGGACGGCAGAAAACCAGAAATCATGGTTATGACGTCATTGTTGGCGGAGAGCTATTCACTGATTACTCCGATCACCCTCGCAAACTTGTCACGCTAAACCCAAAACTCAAATCAACAGCCGCCGGACGTTACCAGCTTCTTTCCCGTTGGTGGGATGCCTACCGCAAGCAGCTTGGCCTGAAAGACTTCTCTCCGAAAAGCCAGGACGCTGTGGCACTGCAACAGATTAAAGAGCGTGGCGCTTTACCGATGATTGACCGCGGTGATATTCGTCAGGCAATCGACCGTTGCAGCAATATCTGGGCGTCATTGCCCGGGGCAGGCTATGGCCAGTTTGAGCATAAGGCAGACAGCCTGATTGCAAAATTCAAAGAAGTTGGCGGAACGGTCAGAGAGATTGAGGTATGAGCAGAGTAACCGCGATTATCTCCGCTCTGGTTATCTGCATCATCGTTTGCCTGTCATGGGCTGTTAATCATTACCGTGATAACGCAATCGCCTACAAAGAGCAGCGCGATAACAAGGCCAGTGAACTGGAGAAGGCGAACGCCACCATCGCTGACATGCGGAAGCG